GCTGACGAGACTTCACCCGGCTATGTGTTGCAGGAAGACTCCAGCAAAATCGTTTTGGAGGCATCGTAATGGCTGATCAAAAAATCTCTGCGATGCCCTCAGCGGCAACGCTAACTGGTGCAGAACTCGTTCCATTGGTGCAGTCTGGAGCAAACGTACAAGCAACGCTTGACACCCTGCGCGGCTACGACAATGCATACGGCGGCTTCAGCGACAGCACTGACCAAACTGGCAGTGTCAGCGCAGGCACGGTGATGACTTTCGACACCACCGATGTGGCCGATGGTGTCACACTGGTAAGCGGTAGCCGCATTACTGTTCCAAACACAGGTAAATACAACCTGCAATTCAGTTCGCAGTTCAAGAACACCAACAACGCCCAAGAAGACGTGACCGTTTGGTTGCGTATCAACGGTGTTGACCTTGCAAACTCTGCTACGCAGTACACAATCCCACAGCGCAAGAGCGCAGGCATTTTTGGCTACGGCGTGGCATCCCTGACGTTCCTGCTGAGTCTCTCGGCAAACGACTATGTCCAACTCGTTTGGTTGCCAACCAATACAACCGTGACGCTTGAGGCGTTGCCATCGAGCGTTACGCCTGCATACCCTGCAATCCCTTCTATCATTGCAACTATGGTGCAGGTGGCCTAAATGCCCAGCAAATCCGCATCCCAACATCGCCTCATGGAGGCTGTCGCTCACAACCCCGGCTTTGCAAAAAAAGTCGGCATTCCTCAGTCGGTGGGCAAGGACTTTGCCGCCGCTGACAAGGGCAAGAAATTCAAAGATGGTGGTGGCCTCTATGCCAACATCAATGCAAAGCGCCAGCGCATCGCTGAAGGCTCTGGCGAGAAGATGCGCAAGCCCGGTTCTCCCGGCGCTCCTACCGCTGAAGCGTTTCGTGAGTCAGCCAAGACCGCAAAGATGAAAGAGGGCGGGCCAAGCCTGTCTGTGGGTCGCGGTGAGAAGTTGTCCGTCGACAAAGGCGCTGGATTAACCGCCAAGGGTAGGGCAAAATACAACCGTGAAACTGGGAGCAATTTAAAGGCTCCTCAGCCACAAGGTGGGGCAAGAAAAGACTCATTCTGCGCACGCATGAGTGGGGTTGTAGAACATTCAAAGGGGGATGCGCCACGCGCCAAAGCGTCGCTGAAGCGGTGGAATTGCCCCGGCTGGTAAAGGACTGGTATGGCTTACTCAGGAACCGTCGGAACGACTGTCATCAACGTCCAGACGCTGATCGATCATGGTGCTCGTCGTTGCGGCAAGTTGGCTGAGGAGTTGACCTCCGAGCAACTGGTCTCTGCCCGCCAGTCCCTGTTCTTCTTGCTGTCCCACCTCGCCAACATCGGCATCAATTACTGGGCCATCAACAAAAAGGTTTTTGGCCTCAAGGCTGACCAGTACATCTACGAGATGCCCTTGGGGTGCATCGATGTGCTCAACGTGCTTTATCGCACAATGAACCGCCCCTCTGGGGCATACACCACCTCCGCAGGCGGCACGGTGGCAAACGTCTACGACTCCGACGTGGACACCTACTGCCAACAGACCAGCCCCAACGGCAACATCGCGGTCGATTACGGCATCACCAACCCCATCTACGCTGGCTCGATTGGCTTCCTGCCATACGTCGCAGGTGGCGGCTCGGCCACTTGGTCGATCATCCTCGAATACTCGGTTGACGGCGTGACATGGAGCACGCTGGACGACTTGGGAACCATTGTGGTTTCCGACAATCAGTGGGTGTGGACGGACATCGACCCCGGTCAGTCCGTGCCCTTCTACCGCATCCGCGCCTACGACGGCACAACGCTGGCCTTGCGTGAATTCTTTGTCGGCAACAACAGCCGCGAGATTCAGATGGCCCGCTTGAACCGCGACGACTACACGAACCTGCCCAACAAGAACTTCACGGCCAACCAGCCCTACCAGTTCTGGTTTGACCGCACGATCCCTCAGCCCAAGGTCTACCTCTGGCCCACGCCCAGCGACCCTTTCATTCAGATGACGGTCTGGTATCAGCGCCAGATCATGGACGTGGGCGCACTGACCGATGAGTTGGAAGTGCCCCAGCGTTGGTATGAGGCCGTGGTCTTCATGCTGGCTCACCGCATGAGCCTAGAGTTGCCACAGGTTGCGATGGATCGCGTCAAGTATCTTGAGACGATGGCTGACCGCTACTACTCCGAAGCCGAGGCCGAAGAGCGCGACAAGTCGCCCATCTACCTTGCCCCCAACATTTCGGTGTACACACGATAATGCCCACCTTCCTCGACACTCGCGGCCTGACATCTGTCGCCATCGCAGTTTGCGATAGGTGCAAGATGAAGGTTCCGTTTGTCACGCTGGTGGCGGACACGAACTTCCCCGGTCTTCGGGTGTGTGCCGAGCGCGGTTGCCGGGATCAACTCGACCCATATCGTTTGCCTGCCCGCAAAACCGAGCGCATCAATTTGCGCTTCCCACGTCCTGATGTGAGCGTCGCGGCGGATGACAACTACCTCGTGACTGGTAGCCAGTCGATGGATGGTTCGAGTCAGTTCCTCATCTCGACCGAGCAAAACACGCAGGTTCCCACTCAGACTGGGAACAAGGACACTATTGCTCCAAATCCACCTGATAACACGAGTACATAATGTCAGCACAAGTCGCAATTACCCAATTACCAGCGGCTGGGGCCATCACAGGCTCAGAGTTGGTTCCCATCGTCCAGAATGGCGTGACCGTTCGCACCACCACGCAAGCAATTGCTGGCTCTCCCGTTCAGACTCAGACCTTTCTGACCCTCAACCAAGAGCCGACCCTGCCCAATTCCCGCCGCCTGTCTGGTGGAACTGGCGTGGGTTTGGTCGATGGTGGCGCTCAGAGCACCCTCCAGATCACGCTTAACGGCGCTTCAGGCTCTTTGGAGGCCGCAGGTACAGGGTTGATCGCAAAAACGGGCGCAGGGGCCGTTACGGCCCGCCAAATCGCTGTTTCTGGCACTGGTTTGGCCGTCTCGAACGCCGACGGCGTGTCTGGCAACCCGACTTTGAGCCTCAGCGGCCTGATTTCGGCCATTGCGCAGGTCGGTGGCACGGGTCTTTTGGCGATCCAGAACGGCACGACCGCTGGAAACGTGCTGATTGCGGGCACTTCCGATCAAATTTCGGTCGCAAATGGCAATGGATCGGGTGGGAACCCCACAATTTCCATCGCAAACAACCCAATTTTGCCCGGTTCAGGCTCTGTCACCGTGCCCAGCGGCACAAGCGGCCAAGAACCCGTGGGTTCGGCTGGCATGGTGCGCTACGACACCACCTTGGCCCGTTTCCGCGCCTTCCAAGGGAGCGCATGGGTGACCTTGGGTGTCGGCGACGGTACGGTCACCACGGTTTTTGGCACTGGCAACCAGATCACGGTCACCAATCCGACCACCACGCCAACAATTGCGCTGGCAACCAACCCCATTTTGCCCGGTAGCGGAAGTGTGACCCTGCCAATTGGCACAACCGTCGAGCGCCCATCTGGCTCGAACGGGATGTTGCGCTACAACACCGATTTGGGCCTGTTTGAGGGCTACATCAACGGCTCGTGGCAAGTTCTTGCCGCTGGCTCTGGCGTGACCTCCGTGGGCACTGGCACTGGCCTCTTGGGCGGCCCGATCACCTCGACGGGCACAATCAGCATTGACAACACCGTGGTCGCCACGCTGTCGGACACCCAGACCCTGACCAACAAAACCATCAACGGCCCTGACAACACGCTGACAAACATTGCGAATGCCAGCCTAGTCAACTCGTCGGTGACCTTCAACGGTGTCACGGTTGCTTTGGGCGCGTCGGGAACCATCACGGCCTCGACGACCGCCGCGCTGACTGTCGGCACTGGCTTGCAGTTGAACTCTGGAACCACGTTTGATGGCTCCGCCGCCCGCACGATCAGCATCGATTCAACCGTTGCGACCCTGACTGGCACGCAGACCTTGACCAACAAGTCCATGTCTGGCGCGTCGAACACCTTCACAAACATCCCCAACTCGGCGCTGACCAACTCGTCGATCACGCTGGGAACCAGCACGATCTCTCTTGGCGGCACTGAATTGGCCCCCGCTGGCCTGACTTCGGTCACGGTGACGCAAGACCCCACCAGCGCCCTGCAACTGGCGACCAAACAGTATGTGGATGGCTTGGCATCTACAGGCTTGATTTATCACGCGCCAGTGCAGGTGGCGACCACCCAAAGCCTTGCCGCGCAAACGGGAGGCACGGTCACCTACAACAACGGCACGGCTGGTGTCGGCGCGACGCTGACGCTGTCCGTGGCTTTGACCACGCTCGATGGCTACAGCCTCGTCAACGGCGACCGCATTCTGGTCAAGAACGAAACCAACCAAGCCTACAACGGTGTCTACACATGGGCGACTGGCGGCACGGTTCTGACCCGCTCGACTGACACCGATTCCTACGGCACAGGCTCTGGCGACCTCAGCGAGAACGATTACTTCTTCGTGCAGAACGGCACGACGAACAAGGGCAACTCCTACGTCTGCACAACGGCTGGCACGATTGTGTTTGGCACGACGGCTATCACGTTTGCGCAGTTCAGCACCTCGCAGGTCTACACCGCAGGCACTGGCCTGACGCTGACTGGCACGCAATTCAGCCTCACAACGCCCGTCACAGCGGCTTTGGGTGGCACTGGGTTGGCTTCCTATGCAACTGGCGATATGTTGTATGCCTCTGGCTCTACGACTCTCTCAAAGTTGACGATTGGCACATCCAACTATGTGATGACCTCAAACGGTACTGCGCCACAATGGGTCAATTCGCTGTCTTCAATTACGTTGGGTAACACTAACACGGTGACATTGAAAGATACGAACTTCACATTGCAAGACGATGCGGATACGACAAAGCAAGCAGTATTCCAATTGTCTGGTCTCACCACTGCGACAACAGTCACGTTCACTTTGCCGCCGGGGTCTGCTGGCGCATCAACATTGGTCGATTTGCAGTCTTCTCAATCCATCACTGGCACAAAAACTTTTAGCGGAACTACGCAAAACATTGGATCAAGCACTGCTACTTCAACGATCAACGTTGGTTATGGTGCTACGGTTAGTGCATCGACCAAAACCGTAAACATTGGCACTGCCGGGGTTTCGGGTTCAACAACAAACGTCAACATTGGTTCATCAGTCTCGGGTTCACTTGGGACAATCGCGCTCCAAGCGCCGACTGTGAACTTGGGGCAAACGGCAACGCAGTTGCAAGTAACCAATACAGCCAGTGCAGTTAATTACATCCGAGCCACAGGTGCTATCACTACCGCATCTCCTGTATTGTCGTCTCAAGGAACTGACGCAAACATTGATTTCACGATTACCCCGAAGGGGACGGGCAAGGTAGTATTGACCAACGGACTTCAAGGAGGCGCATTCTGATGCAGTGCTTCAAAAAAATCGGCCTTCGGGCTATTCAAATCAATCGCGCCGCTTTTAAAATGCGGTTTGCGACCGATAGTTAAGGAAAAAACATGGCGCAAACTGGATACACCCCAATCCTAATCTACGCAAGTGGCACGGCATCAAGCGTGCCTTTGGCCGCAAACCTGACGAGCAGTTCGTCTGGTGCTGAACTTGCATTGAACTATGCCGACGGCAAGTTGTACTACAAGGACAGCGGCGGCACGGTGCGCTTGCTGGCCTCGCAGAGCGACATCACGACCATCAGTTTTGGCTCGACGGGCCTGACCCCCAGCACCGCTACTGGTGGTGCTGTAACGGTTGCAGGCACGCTGATTACCTCAAGCGGTGGCACTGGCCTGACTTCATTCGCCGCTGGCGACATCATGTACTACAGCAGTGGTACGGCGATGAGCAAGTTGACCATTGGCACGAACGGCCAAATTCTCACGTCCAACGGCACTGCGCCTACATGGTCAACGCTGTCTAGCGTGGCTGTGACGACCTTCTCCGCTGGCACGACTGGCTTCACCCCATCGGTTGCAACTTCTGGCGCAATTACCTTGGCTGGTACGCTGGCGACGACCAACGGCGGTACGGGCCTGACCTCCTTCACTTCGGGCGGCGCGGTCTACGCGACCTCCACCTCGGCCCTGACGACAGGCACATTGCCCGTGGCAAGCGGCGGTTCTGGCGCGGTGACCCTGACTGGCATCCTGAAGGGTAACGGCACATCAGCGTTCAGCGCGGCCACCGCAGGCACTGACTACGTCGCACCGGGCACGGCAACCACCTTCACTGC